TCAATCGTCGGGAAGCTCGATGTGAGCAGCGGGGCCGTTTGATCGGATGGCCCGCCAGACGAGCCACCCAAGGCCGCTTGGAGGAGGGGCCAATTCACCCCGATGTCCGTGCCATCGGACCCGGCATTCTTGTAGGGACTCGTAGCGCTGAGGCTATAGTCATCAATGTTGACGTTGGTATAGCTGATGACGGCTTCGTCAGCCGGATACGCGTTCCCGCTCCCCTGCTTCATGTAGGTTGTATTGTTGTACCCGCCCGCCGAGGGCCAGGGGCCCGCCCAGACCGTATTGGTCCAGATATAACCGGGCGTCTTGGAATCCCAGGCCTGTCCCTGGTTCAGCGGGGCGCCGCTCATAAACCAGGGGCCATAGCGCGCCAAAAAGATATTGTCCTGCAAGATGACCCCTGTGATCGGTCGACTCCCATAGGCATCGCCAAAATACATGGTGTAGCCACGAATCAAGCCTCCTGCAATGGGGGCCGAGGAGGCCACGGTATTGTGTTGAATCGTGATGTCGAACGGTTCGCTCGCCAGTTGAAAAATCTTCCCCGTCGAAATCCCTGAGATGTTATAGCCCCCCTGCCCCACGAAGAGATTATTTTTGATGAGCCAGCGCCCTCCCGCGATCAAGGTGGGGGTGGTGGAGGGGGCCGTTCCATAATCAAAGCCGTTCAAGGCCACGCCGGACGAGGTATTCTTGATGAGATTGTTGGTGATCGTCACGTCTTGGATCGTCGTCTGCGGGTTCAGATTTGTGGCTCCCCCTTGTCTGGGCCCGATGGTGATGGCAAACCCCTCTTGCGCACTGGGCCACATATTTTCTAGAACATTCCCATCCAGCAGGAGGCGTTTGGCATGTTTGAGTTCAAAAAGATTCTTACAGAGAATTTTGTGGGGGTTGGTGTTATATGTCGGGTCGTCCCGCCACTTCAGGGGTTTGAACAGGTAGTTATGGGTGATCGTGATGTCGGACGGGGAGAGGTCCGGCACGAGGGCATAGGAGCCCCCAAACATAATGTTCTCCCCGCTGGAGGAGAGGGTATTGTTCCGAATCAGGGTCGGCCCGGCGCCTGCCCAATTCGCCACCGCAATCGCATCGGTGTCATACGTGATATCCACAATCGTCGAATCGATCACCCCTTGGTATTGGCCGTTTAAGACCAGGCCAAACTTGACCCCGATGGAATGGCCCGCCGGCGGCCCGTGCATATAGATCCGGTCAAAGAGAATATGGTGCGCTTGCGTGGCCAGGGTGGTTTCCTGCGCATCGCAATTCACGAAGGCCGTCCCCCCACTGCCCACATCCAGATCGCCTGGGTTCATGAACTCGACCCCGATGATCCGGTAATGGTGCGCCGTGGCATCACAACTCATCGCATAGAGACTGTTCTTTAAGATCTTGGCGTAGGGCACCGCATCCGTGGAGGTGGCTCTGGTGCCTGCCGCAGGCAAGGTCGTATTGGTTTGAATGATGATCCAGCCGCTCCCGCTGGTTTTGTTGCGGAGGAGATACCCGGTACTGTTCCCGGCTGTATAAGAGATCCCCGCTTGTAACAAAATCTTCGTCCCCAGGACGGCGTCATCAATCGCGGTCTGCAATTGGCTGTTCGTATAATCACAGCCGCTCGCGCAGACCGTCTTCGTGACGGAGGTCGAGGGCATGGTGGTATCGACCGTCAATTGCGGCAAGGTCGGCAAGGTCGCCTGGGCCACAACAGGCCATAAGAGGCAGAGACCTATGAGCAGGACTCGTTGAAGCACCTAGCCTCCAATAATGGACTTGACTCCGCTTGTGCCGACCCCGTCGCTCAAGCCCTCGACCAAGAGGCCGACCTGACATTGATCCGTCGTAGTCAAGGAAAAGTCGGTGGTCACGGTGTTGTTATTCCGCTGCGCCCGGTAGAACTCGATCCCGCCGGCGGTGTAGGCCAGATTGGCGTTCCCGGAGGCTTGCGTCCGTAAGCAGTTCATGGTGTTGGATGTTGCGCTTGTGGCTTCGAGCGTGACGTAATACGTCGCGCCTTTTGCCAGGGTCACAGCCGGGAACACATAACTATGGAGTCCCGTGGCCGCCTGCCCCTTGATGTCCTTATCCATATTGACTGGAGCTGGACTAATCAGTTCCGCCCCAGAGCCGCTCGTGCTGTCGTCGTAAAGATGGACCTTGATGTCTCCAGCTTGGAGCCCATTCCACCAGATTCCCACCACATTGAGGGGCACCGGTGCCACAAAGCGATTGCCGATCTCCACCACGCCCCCGGTGACAAACGCTTGGGTGGCGGCGATGACGAAGGGCCACATTAAGCCCACGGGATAGGTCGTACCATCGATGACGACGGCCATACTCAACCCACGCACGCCGATGCCGTTGGTGGGGATTGCCAAGGCCGCATAGGGATGCGACACCAATCCACTGCTGGCCGCCGCGAGTGGATAAAAGAGCGTGATGTTACCCGGAGACGAGGCGGCATTGCGCACGACCGCCGCGAGATCTTCTCCCGCTGTCACAGTATAGGGCGTGCCCAGCGTGGACGTAATCAAGACTTGATCGTCCGTCGTGGGCGCGGCATAGGTTGTGGTAGCCCCAGTTTTAGGCGTCAGATCATTGAGGCCAGTCGTGGCCGAGACCCCTTGCAGCTCGACCAGATAGGGATTGGCCCCTTGCGTGGTGGCAATCTCGACGCCGAACTTAATCGCGGTGAGCGACCCGGCGATGGGAGCCCGAAAGATCGCGGCTACCGATTCATCCACGCCATCCAGCACAGCGGTCGAGGTGACACTGCCTAACAACTGCATGGCCCCCGGCCACATGATCGGACGGCCCAACGTCACCGTCGCCGCGAACGAGGAGGCATAAACACTCAAGCCTGCCAGAACTGTTAGGAGCAGACGTACCCACATGCTTAACCTCCTAGCTCGGCATCGTGTAATACTTCACGACCGCCCGACAGGAGCCGGTCGTGGGCACTCCAGCCGTAATCAGAATATCGTCCCCGTCCGCCCCGATAATCGGCGTATTCCCATCCAAGACGTTGACGCCACTCCCGGCTGCCACGCCAGGATGCGACGTATAGACTTTCGTGGTCGTGGGCGTATTGGTTTGGGCGAGGCCGATTCGGGCTGCGACGTTCACCGTATTGGCATTGTCGCAATCGAGGAGGGCTCCCAGGAGGACAATGGTCGTCCCTCCTGACACGGTCACAATTTTCGTATCCGTCTGGGCCGAGGTAAAGGCCAGTTCAATGGTATTGATGACCGGATTCACGACGCCATTGGGGCCGGAAGCCCAGAGGGTGCCGTTGATCGTAATGGCTTGGGCCGCGAGAGGTACCGCCAGTAGGACCGCCAGAATGAGGCTCAATAAGGTTTTCATGGTGCCCTTTCTAGTAATCGGCATAGCCGTTTAAGACGGGGGAGGTCCCGGCGAATCCGGTATAGATGAACGCATAGAAGGCATAGTTATCCTTGAACGTCGGACATCTCGCATTTGTCGTCGCCGTGCCAGTTGGAATCACAACCGTACAGACCGGAAACATATTGGTCGTCGTGTTCTGAAAATTCCCATAGAGGTCGATGGTGGCTCCGCAATTTGTGGAGGCCCCCGCATTACAGACCAGTTGAAACTTGAGGGTCTTATCCCCGGTGGGGAGGAGAAAGGTCGAGCCAGTCGCATTTCCCGTGGCATTGGTAATCACCCTGAGCTGCCGCACCGCCCCGCCGCTGGTCATCAACAAATTATTGGGCTGGTCTTCGCCGCTGATTAACGTCCCGAGGGTGAACCGGGCATTGCCCGCGAGGTCGAAGGAGAAACTGGCTGTGGCTCCCTCGACCAGCGAGGGGGCGGCAGCGGTCGAAGTGCCGAGTGAACTGACCGTGCCGCCACTAATCGTCACTTCCAAATGGCCGCTCGTATCGCAGGTATGATCCTTGAGCTGTCCCGCCATATAGGTCGGCGTGGCATCGACGATGCGGCATTCCGCCTGGACGGTCGGCGGGCTATAGAAGGCCCAGAGAGCCAGGAGGCCGAGAGCACCAATTGATAATTTCTTCATCGCAGTCCTCCTGTTAAGTCCGTCGTGCCCACGTAAAGCCCATCGTCGAGACGGCATAGGTATCCATTGTGCCGCTCGCGGCCCGCGCGGCAATCAGCCCTGCCGCACTAGTCCGAATGGTGAGTTGCGCCGCCGAGGCAATCGCGGCCTGCTCACCGCGGAAGTTAATAAGGGGCGCCACAGTCAAACTCGGTGCCGCGTCGGTCTGATCCGGGCAGCAAATCCAGATTTCCGTTGTCCCTCCCGCATCCACAATCACCACGTTCAAGGTGGCCACGGTCGAGAGGTTCAGCGGCACTTTGACCGCATCAGTTCGTCGCGTACTCGTCAAGGTATTGGCGAGATTGATGTCCAACGTCGGCGCGTCCCAGGATAGGGCTAGTCCACCCCCTTCCGTTTCATAGGTATGGAAGGCCACGATGGTGCCCCCCACCCGCTTGAACCAGCCAATCAGGCGCTTGAAATCATAGCTGGTGGGCATGGTGGGCGCGGTGGAGGAGAGCGAGAAGAGGGCGTCTGTGACGCCGGTATCGGAGCGCCCGATAGCCCACAGATAATAGTCGCTGTTGCCGATGGCGCCAGTATCCAGCCCGCCCGCCGCCGTCCCGACCGCCCAGGGGGCATCCAACTGCTTGGTCAAGGCGGACAGCGTGAGCCAGTATGCCCCGGTCGCATCCATGCAGCCGCCCGCCGCGAGGTCAATATCGTTCGTCGCATCGGCTCCATTATTGGCATAGGTCAACCCGTAGATCGCCTTGGTGAATGGCGCCACATAAGCCAACTTCGTCGCGGGCGCCGTCCGTGACATAGGAATCGTGCCGGCAGCGCCCACGGCTAAGACGGTCGCGGTATCATTGGCCGTCCCGACAATGAGATCCCCCGCCGCATTGATGAGGGTCATGGTCGTGGGCGCCAGTGACGTGCGGCTCACTTCACGCCAGACACCCGCCCCCTCATTGACAAACACACACACATCGTTCGCCACAGCCGTGTAATTGGCACCGTTCTGTAGCAGGAGATTGCCGCTATGGGTCAGGGTCGGCGTCGAATCAAAGACGAGCGTCACACGGGTTTGTGTGCCGGAGAGGGCAATGATGGGGCCGGTACTGCCCGTGATATGGAAGAAATCCCCATCCGTGCCGAGCGTGATGGTGGAGGCCGAGGCAAGGGCGGCCCCTTCGCCGGAGAGCGAGAGGCTTTGATCGTTCACCGCCCATTTATCGAAGGTATAGAGCGTGGTATAGGTGACCCCATCCGTCGCCCCGTCAATCCGGAACTTGTAGAGGCCGTCGGCGTAGAAGGCCGCAATTCCGTTCGCGTCGGAGACGACCGGCTGTGCCGCCGTGCTCGCTTTTTCCCGGTCCAGATAGACATCTTTCAATGTCGTGGTCCCGACGATATAGTGGAAACAGCGCAGCGTGCAGAGCAGCCCGCCATTGAAATAGGGACCGAAGGTGATGAGCTGGCCGTAGGTGGACAAGTAAACTCCTCGTGTTTCTCACGGGGAGTCCACTCAGATGAGCGGGGGAGCCGGAGCGGGAACTATCGTACTACCCTTATATCACGGAGCCTCCGCAATGGCACGGCCCCCAAGCAGACTTTTGAATAAAGCTTGATTCAGCCCTGGCGATTCGGCGAGCAACCGGCTTTGATAGCCTTTCGAGAGCAAGGCAGCCCGAGCAGGGCTTCTGAGTAAAGGAAGACCTGCCGCAATCAGTCCAGCCGGTCCCCCTGCCGCCCCATAACCGACCGTGCCCAAGAGGGCAGATGCAGCGGCGTCGGTGCCACTGACGCCGGAGGCCGGCACGGAGGCCCCTGGTCTCGTGACGGAGGGGAATGCCTGGGCGAACTTGCCAATCACCGCCAATTCGCCAGACAAGGGCTTGCCTTTCTTGGCGATCGCCCCGAGCACTTGGGCATTGACATTGCCGTCGGCAAAATTCGTCGCCCGTTCGACATCATAGGTGCGGGCATAGAGCTGTCGTCCCGCCTTGAGTTGCGCCATTAACTCCGGCTTGCCCGAGGCCTTCGCCACCATCTGAATATCCTTCTCCAGCGATTCGGCTTCCATGCGAAAGGCCTTAGCCTTGGCAAGCGTAGCCGGATCGGCATTGCGGTTATATTGGCTGAATGTTTGTTGCGCATCGGCACGCGCCTGCTTCAATTCTTCGAGCAAGCTAGCCGAATGGTAGCGCGGAAACCATGGCAGATTCGTCATGCTGGCTCGCAGGGTTTCGACTTCCTGATAGGGTTTTGCGGCTATATCGCGCACCTGTTGAATCGCTTGTTTCGTGATCGGCGTCCCCTCTGGCAATCCCAAGGCTTTCACGGCAAGGCTATTCGTCACCTCTTGATTCCTGATCGCCGCCTCCTGTCGCACCGCTGCCTTCCCCGCCATCCCTTCGAGTTTATTGGTGGTCGCAGAGGGTTTCACTTGTGACGGCGGCACAAGATAGCCAGCCGCCTGCGCATCCTTCAGCGTGACAGTCTTGACAGGATTCGCTAAGGTCCCAGCATTGGCGCGGGAGGCCAGCGCCCGATTCGTCGCCAGAGGCATCGCCGCCCCTACCGCCAAAGCCGCTAGATCGCTTCCAGTGGCCTCTTTCGTCACCCCTGCGGCGGTTCCACTCGCCAGCCCGAGACCGACGTTCCTGAGGCCGCTGGAGACGCTGGCAGCCGGACTTGCGGCCATCCCGACGCCGGTTTGCACTGCCATATCGAGAATGCGCTGGATGGCCGTTTGCGGTTCGTTCTCAGGCTTGATCAAGCCCACCGCTTCCATCCCTCGCTTCGCCAGGTTCGGTTGCGGCGTTACCGACATATCTGCCCAGATCGGATGCCCCGCCTGCTCCATGATCTCTCCCGCAGCATATTTCCCGACGTTCAGGAGGTTCGCCGGAGCATTGCCAAACATATCCACAAACCCGGCGATCCCTTTGGCGGCCGCATTGCCCGCCACGGCGAGTGAGGAGGGCGGTTCACTCGCTTGACTGGTCGCACCAGTTGCCTTCGCTTCGAGTTCATCTAAGCGCCTGAGTTCATCGAGTTCTTCTCTAGCGTCCATACTTCTTTCTCAACCGATCTAGCTCTGCTTGCTCATCCATACTTAATGTGCCAGCAGGAGCAGGTTGTGCCCGTGCAGTCGGAGCTTCTGGCACTTCATAGAAGGGGGCAATTTCACTGACTTTCGGATTCGCCTTCATCGTCTTGAGATTATGCTGGTGCAGATCATATTGTCGTCGGGCCAATCGATCAGTCACGGCCAGGAAACTCTTGAGCTCAGGAATCGTCATATCCTCAATCTCGCCAGACTCCGCCTTGATCAAGAGCTTGCCCTCAAAGTCTGAGACTTGGCCTTGGCCTTTCAATTGCTTCCGTGCAGCTAGGGAGAATTGTCCCAGTGAGCGAATGACATTGCGGGTATTCACAATCTGCTCTTCATTATCTTTTCCTCCGACGCCCAGCATCTGCGCCACCTGCCCAACCTTCTGGCGGATGGTCGCCGTGGGGCCGACATTGACCATGCCCTTGTCAATCGCCATGCGGGCGCGTCCGACGGTATCCAGCGTCTCAATGGCTCCGAGAGCACCCGTGCGTGATTCTGCCATCATCGGACCGATTTCTTTCGCAAGACTATCTTCCAATTTGACATTGACGAGCGGTTGATTCGGCTTCTTAATGCCTTTCAAAATGTCCTCAGTGCCGACATCGACCCCATGCTGCGTTTTCATCTGCTCCGCAATATGCGAGGCCGCCTGTGAAGTTTGCTCCGACTCATGCAGCGCGGCGAACAACCGTTGCGCCTCATTCGTCACCGACGTCAATTTCTCACCGGCTGCATGTTGCCGTGCCGTCTCCTGCTGGGCATCGCGGCTCACGTTCAGTGAGGTTTGGGCCTCATGCAATTGCAACGTGCGGGCGTCCATCTGCTGCGCGACTTGCTGCACTGCCGCTGCCTTGCTCAGATTGGCCGGATCTTTCGCCAGAGCCAGTTTCGCTTGGAGGTATTGGAGATGCAACGCCTGGGCCTTCGTTTCCCCGACCAGCACATGGAGATTATCCTGCTCCGTCTGCGGTTTGGTGCCAGCCGCCAGATGGGTCGCCTGCTCCAAAGTCTGTTGCCGGAGCTGCTTGACTTGGGTGATCTCCGCTTCAATCTGCGGGATGCTCTGTTTGGCCCGGTCGAGATAGTTCTGCAATTCCGGCTGGCTCTGTCGCCGATCAGTGCGGAGCCCTTGTGCCTTGGTGAGCCCATAGTTCTTCACATCCCGGTCATATTGCCCCTTCTCCTCCGTGATCTGCGCGAGAATGGGGGTCAGTTCCTCCTGGGCCGCCGAGGCCTGGAGGCCAAGGGTAATCAAGGGCCGCAGTTCCGATTTGATCCCCGCCAGCCGCTCCAGATTATCCTGATTCGCCGCGAGTTGCGCCTGCTTCTGCGGATCGAATTCGCGTTGATAGGCCACCCGCTGCCCTTCGCCGGATTTCGAGAGGGCAAAGCCTGCCGCCGGGTCTGAGGAGCCGCCGCTCAGCACGCTTAGTTGCGTATTGCCTTCCTGCAACAGTTCGCGCTCGAATTCCTCACGCGACCGTTTTTGCGTACTGGCTCCCATCCGGTTAATCGTGGCCGTCGCCGCTTGCGATTCGGCGGAGCCAGGCGCATAGCGCAACTGCTCGTAGAAGGGCTGCGTATTGGCAATGAAGGCGGCGGGATCTTTCACCGGTTCGCCCCCGACCCGTTCCATATATTTGTTATAGAGGGCGGGTGCCGCCATGGGATTTTCTTGAATCGCCGTGAGGGCGGCCTGTCGCAAGTTATCGATCTCTAGATTTTTGCCTTGCTGGTCGAGCCCCTGTTGCTGCAAGGCGAGATGCTGCTGCCCCTGGACCATCTGGAGGCCCAGCATCATGCTTCGGGTCGGATCATAGAAGTCGGTTAAGGATTTCACATCAGGCATGTTAGCCGTATCCTGTCCCCATCACCGGATCACGCACGGTGCCCGTGGGGAGCGGTTTATTGGCCGCGATCAAATTCTTGAACTGCAGATAATTCAATCCAGCCCCAACGGCTCCTGTCACACTGTTGGCGATTCCGCTGACCAGATTGGCATTGGCCCCAGCAACCCCTTGAATCCCTGCGGCCTGCGCCTGCCCGGCCCCGACCTGGAGATTGGCGAGGGACTGCGAGGTCCCCGTCACGGCCCCGGCCCCCGCATTGGCTGCATTGGCGCCGACATCATAGAGATGGGCCAGCCGATTGAATTGGTTCTCCGTTTCCTGGGCTCCCAATTGGAGGAGACCGGTCCGCCGTTGTTCCGCTTCAAAACCGGAGCCGGTCAAACCCCGCGCCGCATTGAACCGGTCGAGATCCCGGCCCAGCAAGTCGGCTTGGAACTGATACCAGGGAGAGGCTTGGATCGATGGGCCTTGACCCGCCGCCGGTTGCGCCGCCACCTGCTTCTCGAACGTCGCGAGCTTCGCCTTCGCTTCGGCAATCTTCTGAACCGCGATCTGACTCTCCTGCGTGAATTGGGAAAAGCGCCGCTCGCTCGCCTTGGGGCCGGTGAGGATCGGATAACTCTCCCATTTGGGCCTGAGGGCGGTGAGTCGATCCACTTCACCTTGCAGTTGAATCCGTTGCGCCGCAATCTGCTGCTGCCGCTGTTCCGGTGAATAGAGGGCACTCTGGAGCGACGTCCCCGCATTCAAACCGGTTTGGCGGAAGGGGTCCAGATAGGCCTGCGCCTCCATGCCGCCCGCAATCGTCGTTTTCTGCGCCTGATTCAAGGCGTCCACTTGGGCCGCCGATCCTTCCTTGGCGGCGCCCGCCATTTGCGAACTGCTATAAATGGAGGCCCCCGCCCCAATCAGGGCCGAGCCCCCTATGGCAACGGCAACGAAGGACATCCCGCCTCCTCCAGTAAATAGACCGGGGTAATTAAGAGCGATTCCAAGACCTCCACATCCGTTTCCTCCGTCGGGTTGGCATGGATCGTGGTCCAGACCGTGTCGGAGTGGGCATAGCCCACCCGTTTTGTTCCAGGCGGGGAGACCAACGTACAAGGGGCCTGCACCCGTTTAGGGCCTTGTTCAGTCAGCACGGAAATGTCCCCCTGGGAGATGATGTTGAGATGCTGCGTCCGATGGATTTTTCCGGTCAGTAAGGTCCCGGCTGGAATCGTGATTTCCCGCGCATAGAGGCCCTGGGCGAAATAATGCCGGGGCGGGATCTCCACCTGTGGACATTTCTTCATCTCCAGTTCGAGCGCGTCCAGCTTCTCGCGCAGGGTCCGCTCTGACAGGATCGCGCCCTCACTCATCGCCTACTCCTTACAGTAGAATCGGTACTTCTTCCCACGCCAGCCCGCCGAATCCAGTGACGGCAGTCAAGGCTCCGATGGCAATCCAGCCTCCAGGCTGGATGACAAATAACCCGTCAATGTTCACCCAGGACAAGGAATGTGACGGAAGAGCTGCTGCTGTAAACCCTGAGACCAAGGGCCAGAGGTAGCCAGGATTGACGATCGTCGCGGCACTATCGACTTTCGCACTCGCGGCGTTGGAGGACCCATTAATCAACGCACATTGAATCCCCGGGGCCGCGAGGGGGGTTGTGTGGGTCACATTCGTGCTGGAAGAAAACCCGGCCAGTAAATGCAACGAGGCGATGGCAGCCGGGGCGACGGTGAGCGCATAGGCGGCTGAGATGATCGAGAGGTTCTTGGTGTTCCCGAGAGGATTCGAGATACACAAGCCGGTATAGGTCGTGGCAAGGGCCACGGATATGGCTTGTGCCGCCACATTCGTGGCCACATAGACGTTCCCCTGGCGCACCGCTTCAAAGTTTTTTCCATGGGCATCGGTGACGCGCTGGGCCCCAGTAATCCCCGCCGTAAGCGGAGGAGCGGTGCCCGTGCCACCAAAGACCGGACCCACACGCATAAGATCAGACATACTCTCCTCCTTTTACCAGGCGTCCCAGGGGGAGCCTGGAATCAATGAGGGACCTTCGCCCCAACAGGTGTCTTGTTCGACCGTAAAAAATGACACGCCGAGATCTTCCGTCACCACTGCCGCACGAATCCGCCCCTGTTTCGTGAGGGAAATCATTTGGGCACTGCCGTCAATGGGACTGTCTGGGAGGGCATCACTGACCATCCCCTGCATCATGCTGATGGGAATCCCCAGAATTTGACTCATGAGACTTCCACTCCGAATAAATTGAAGGACACTAACCCACTCAAGGAATAGGCCCGGATCACATCCGTGGCGGCGAGGGTCAGTCCCGCCGTGAGGGCCAAGCTATTTAATCCGGTCAAGGTGAGATCCCGATAGAGATATTGTTTCTCTGTATCCGCAGCCCCTGCCACCGCCACGGCGACTCGAATTGAGGTTGATGTTAGTGCTTGATTACACGCCATCAAGGTACTCACGACCGTACTCGTCCCTCCCGGGACTGTATAGAGGGTCGTTAAGGTGGCGGCAACGGGGATCGCCTGCCCCAAGACTTTCGTCGTCTCCATTAGGCCCCCATCAAGGCGAAGATCCGGCTCCAGCGCGGAGCCAGATCCGCCTCGAGACCCGTAATTTCACTTTCTGCATGGGTATGGACCGACGCAGCTTTCCCTGCGAGATCACTCACCAAACTTGTCACGTCGGATTCCGGATGGCTATGACTCGCCGCTGCAAAGCGCGCATCACCATCAGCCCTGGAGGGAATGTCCGTACTATTGGCGACCCCAATCAATCGTTTCGTAAAGACATCGGCCCCAGTTTGTTCGACCAAGCCTGCCGTGCTGTTCAAGCCTGCGAGGGCGGTCAGGGTTGCATCGCTCGCTTGTTTGCCAGAGAGATCACTTGTCAGATTCGTAATCTCAGATTCAGCGTGGGTATGGCTCAATGGGGTCCGTGCATCGCTCAACCGGCCATCATTGCCGAGACAGACCGTCGAGGAGGTCGAGCCCGTTGGCACTTGCGCAATCGGCACCTTGACAGTGCCGTCTAGGGACGCATACCCGCTCGCGCTCCCTTTTTCGCTTTCCTTTTGATAGCCGGTATGAGGGTCACTCGCCGCCACATGGACGGCCAGGCCCTCGGCACCTGCCTCCGTCACCTCAGACCAGTCCTCCACCATCACGTTCGACATCTTGGCCCCATAGCGTCCCATTAGTCGATTACTCCTGCTATTTTGAGATCCGCGATTAAGGTACCCAGCACGTCACTGACCTCATCCAGGCTCGTCGCATTGGCATCAAGGGCCCGGTCCGGCGTCACATTCGTCATGGTATAGGTCTGCCCGCTGCCGGCCAGCAAGAGATTGAGAATCCGCTCCACCTCTTCGAGCCATTGCCGCAGGTCCTCGGGATCGTCCGTGCGGGGCGGCCGCGCAATCTTCGCTGGCAGGGCCATTTAGACCCCCTCGACATCCTCTTGCGCATCCACCAGAACAAAATCGCTTGGGTCTGAGTGCACGATTTCATATTGCCGATAGCGGTATTCCCCCAGCCGATGGGTGCGCGCCTCCAGATAGTGATCCCCCACCGCCCCCAAGGACAATTGCCGTTCATGGCTCCAAGCCCCATTATGGTTCCGCCAGCGGAGCGTCATGACGGGATCACTCACTGTGGTATTGCCCTGCCCGCGCTTCAACCGGAAGACAATCTCGTTCGAGGTTTTCAATCCGCTTGTCCCATGGCTGATGAAGCCAGTGCGGCGGAGTGTGCGGATCGGATCGCCATTGTCCGTATGGACCTCGCGGGACATCGTATAGATTTTCCCGTTCGCCCGGTCCCCGATCAGATGCTTGTTCCAGGTCTTGGCATAGCAGTAACAATTCCCGCGAAAGCCGTCATAGGAGGCCGTGGCGGCATTCCAGTAGCCCCATTCCGCCCAGCCGTCTTTTTGGTAGTTATAGGCCAGGGTGCGGCGGGTGGAGGGAAAACTCGTCACATAGAGCGGGAACCCCGCCACTTCGATATTATCGCTCACCGCATCATCGACGGCCGCAAAGGATTGAATGAGCTTATGGTAGGGAAAGCTGATATGGGTCGGGGCCCGCTGATCGAGCTTCACGAAGCGGCGTTTCTCATCGAGCCACATCCAATCGTTCCCCACCCGCGTGACCGTATAGGCCGCGCCGCAGCCTCGATCGATCAAGCCGTTACTGCGCCGGATGAAGGGGGTGACTCCATCATCGTACCAGACCTCCATCGATTCCTTGCCCGCTAAGAACAATTCATTCCAGCCTTCATGGAGGGCGATCAGATCATCCGGCTTTCCTGCCTTCTGAAAGGTGTTCGACGCATTCCAGCTCGTGAGCGAGAGATGGTCGGAGAAGTTCACCGCCCGGCCCCCAGTGGTATTCGCCAGGATATAGTTATCCATCGCGACGACATGACTGACCGCTGTCGGCGCATCCCCATCCGCCATCTGGGTGAGGGTCGCAAGATCCGTATGAACCATATGGCCCCCGTTCGCCATGACGGCGCTGGTAATGCCTGAGGCGAAGGTCACGCGCGTCCCGCTCGATAAGGTGGCCCCCAACAGTTCAGTGGCGGTGCCTGTAAAGTCTGTATGTTTGAAGACACGCCCATTGGAGACTGAGAGGACCACGTTTTGTTTATCCCACCAATAGAGCCCATCGACCTTCGCGTTGGTCCCGAGATCGGCCCAGAGGGTCAAGCCTGGGCGTTTCACGGTATGGCCCAATTCATTCACGTAGGCATCTTTTAATTCGACTGACACGCCGTCAAGCTCGACCTCATCGACCGAATTGTATGGATCTCCCGTGACTGGGAGGGGGCGATAGGTCATGAAGGTTTCCCTATGTAGGTTTCCGTTTGCATTTTTAGAAATATAGAGTCTTGTGATGCAGCTCTGTCGTTTCCGGCTGCACGCTCCGAAAGATCCGTTCGTAACTCTCATTCCGCAAGCTGCGGAGCTGGTTCACCTTCTCCAGCGGGACGTTATGGCCGGCACTCAACCGGATGGCGAGTTCCTGCTGCAGCCAGCTCGCCCAGCCCTGCGGCATGTCAGGATTGTCGGAGGCGCTATCGAAATCGAACAAGGGCCGCTTGAACCAGAGCCGCAGCAGTTGCGGTGCCGTATAGCTAGTCCCGGTGGTCCAGACGCTCGGGCCGCTGCCGCCCACCTCCCAGTACAGGAGGTAGTTCGCCCCCGTCACGGGCCGAGTCGTGCTGTCGGCCGTATGTGTACGGATGCAGCGATAGACAATGGCGTCCGTCCCCGTCACGACCGATTGCGTGTTCACGCTGGAGAGCGTCGGCCCGACATAGAGGGTCTTACTCGCGACGGTCTTGTTCTCCGTCAGATAGACCCAGTCCGGTTCGCCCGTCTCCGTCTTGTTCTCGAGCCCTTCGTACTGTTCCGTCGTGAGGATCTTCAAGGGCCGATCCAGACTGGCCGCATCGCGGTAACTCGCTTCGACGAGAGAGAGGATGGTCGAGGGGAGCCCATTCGCGCTGGTATAGACGAAGGTGTTGGACACAAGGGTGACCGTGCTGGGGGTCGCCGCAATCGCCCAGAGGTGCTTCCCCGCCAGATCCACTTCCCGAATGATCAGGTTCAATTTCTTAATGCCCGTCACGAGCAGCGGGGTGGAGAGGACTTCGCCCTCGGCCAGGACCTTCAAGTCGTGATAGGCGAGTTCAATCAACTCGTCGCGCGTGATGTGAAAATCGCTGGTGATGCCGTACCCGATAGGCATCCTACTTCCCTTCCCTCAGGGAGACGGTGACCGCCTGCCCGTTGCCTGTATGCGCCTGCACCGCATGACTCGGCGTCGTGGGCTCCGCCCGCCTCTGCTCGACGACCGCCTTCAACTGCGCGTTTTCGTGTTGGAGCGCCGCGATCTGCGCCTGCTGGGCGTTCACGAGGTTAATCAGATCAATTAGCGTGCTCATTTCCACACCGGGAGCCAGGCCGGATTCCCGGCGCTATCACGCACCTGGAGCCAGGTGTTTTGCGCGGCTGACGCGGGTCCGCTCCCCCCGATGGTCCCGAGCGTCGGGGCCGCGCCGCCCCCCAGAGCCACGAGCGCACGCCCCCAGACAATCTCATGCCCCAAGCGTCCGATGCGCACGGCCGTGACCCCCCCGATATTCACCCCGTCGATCAAGGGCACATCCCCGGTCCCGGCCACATCCTTTGAGAGCACGCCGACATCTAACGGGAACCGAATCGGGGTATCGAAGCGCGACGTGCCCGAGGCGATCCAGAGGGGATAATTACTCCCGGCCCCGGTGGACGCCCAGAGTTTCAGGCCGTAGCCAATGCCCGTTCCGGCGGGACAGACCAGGGGCGCAATCATGCGTGCGCCCACTTCGTTGGCGGTGGCGCCCCCATTGATAATCGTCGGTTCATCGACACAGCCGATGATCTCGTTATGCACCCCGCTCGCGGCCTCGGTGATGATCGGATCAATAATCATCCCGGCGATATCGTGGTTCGGATTGCCTTGGAGCGTGTGCCGGACGATCAGCCCATAGGTGGGGCCGCTCCCCTGAAACGCCCCTTTGACAAAGAGCGCCACGTCGGGATCGATCGCCCCGCCGATGGCCAACGGGCCGACCCCGGTGAGATCGAACAGCGTCAGGTCTGCCGTATCGTCCGCGTCAAATACAAACCCCGTGGCCGCGGTAATCAGATCGTAGCGCCCGTTCGCGGCGTAGAAATAATAGGAGCCGTCGGTCGTTTCGACGGCGAAGGGATTGGCTTTGGGCGTCGTGCCATTGTCGCTATAGATCGTGGCATCCGTGGCCGTGCCCGCAAGTTTCACCCGCACCGTAGCGCCGGGAATCACGTTCCCTTCGATGTCGGTGACATAGTCCAGATACTTTTGCATTAGGCCCCCTGGAGTGCAGGACTCATCGCCGTGACCAGAGAATCCCCATAGACGGTGATTTGCTTGAGGAGCCCTTCCTGCTCGCCGATCGTTTTCAATTCAAAAAATTGCTGCGCCATGCTCGCATAAGGGAGTGTGGTCGTGAAGGGACGGTCCCCGACATAGACCTGGATTCGTTCAGGGGGCACGCCGACGCCGGCAATACCCTGGGCATAATGGCCCGCCGTCACATGGCAATCGAACCCGAAGAGATGCAGGGTCGAGAGTCCCAGAAACATCGCAAGGGAGAGACTGCCGAGCACGACACTCCCGCCCGCATTGAGATGGACGCCGGTGGCCGTCGGGCCGCCTAACTCGTCGAGTGGAATATCCCCGGAGGTATGGTAGAAATAGGTCTGTTCATCCTTGAGCCGCGCAAAGACAGTGGCTGGACATTGCGCCGCCAGCAAAAAGATGGACCCAGGCCAGATCGTCGCAAAGGCCTCAATCACATCCTCGCTCGCGTCCTGGGCCACGACATACTCTGGCGTGATCCCGTGCCGATGGCACCAGGGATACATCCGCTCGATCGTGAGCACGAGGGCCCCTTGCGCCTGCAACGTGCGAATCGTCTTCGCGTACTGATCCACGGAGGGACCGCCGCCGAGAATGACGGCAGTCCCCTCCTGATACCGCTGACAGAGGCCTGTGATTTCCGGGAGTCCATGCAAGTCGTAGGAGACATGCCGGATGGCTTCCCGCCGTGCGGCTAGGGGAAACTTGTTCACCATCCGCACCCGCAACCGCCCGCGCGGCACTGTCATGACATCCTGGCTCATGCGGTGCGCGTGGGTAACCGATCGAAGGTCAGATAGATGTAGCCATTCCCTGCCGTACTCGAACTCGTCCCGTTGGTATAGACGATGCTCGCGCCCGACGTGGTGTTGGCCCGTACATATTTCTTTCTGACATAGGTCCCGGTCACATTGGCCAGCAAGGCGCCAAAGAGCCCGCTGCCGGAGACGATCGCTTCCTCCAGGACCGTGATCGGGAAGCCAGTCGTGGAGACCACGATGGTATCGGCAAACCCATCCGTATCAGTCGAGGTGCCGACATCCAAAATTGCGCCTGTCCCGACAGTTTGCACATCGATTTCGATGTCCTTGATCAACATATTGGCGGCGATCGTAAAGCCGGTATTGACGATGGCTTCAGAGGCCCCGACGATGACGTAGGGAATCACGACCTTTTGCACCATCCGGTCTGGATCAATGTCAATCCGTTGCTGCGAGGGCGTCACGGATTCGGCAAAGATCGCATGGGAACTAGCCGTGAGGATCGAGAGATCCACCGAAGTGACCGTATCAACGGTCCAGAACCGGATCGCCCCATCCGTAAAGGTCAGCGGGTTCGCCGCCGCCGTTTGGCCGCTCGCGGTCGTATAGAGCGAGATTTCGACGGGCGAGCCGTCCGTCAGCACATTGCAAATGCCTGAATCGTCATCGATTCTGGTGCGGGTGCGGGTATTGAATAATTGCAGGTACCACTCCGTAAATCCTGACGACATGTCATGCCCTCTTTCGTTGTACGGGCCTCACGCCCCGGTCCTTACGGACCCCCTGGTGAGGCCCGGAAATTAGAGACCGCCCTTGACATAGGCGATCCAAGAAAACAGATCGTTGTTCGCCGTCGTGACCGTAAACGTGTTCGCTGACACCGTGGCGCAAAAGGGAGCTGTGGCGCTCGTCGCGCCGCCCACCAAGACCGCCACGACGGTGAGCTTGCCCGGGAGGGTCACCACCGTCGAGGTGCCGGACCCGCCGGCCACCCCCATCATCAGCCGCGTCATGCTGCCGATGGCTTCAATGCGTGTGGGACTCAATGCGGTTTGTGCCATGGTCCCCCTCCTTTAGTCGGCCACGGAAGCCGGGAATAAGTGGACCACGCCGTTATCTTCGTTCGTCTCGCCGGAGACGGAACTCCGGTTATAGACGATCTTCTTGACCCCTCGGATCTCATGCAACTCCGCCACATAGTCGTGGCCGAGATCCTGGTTCGTATCTTCAGAAAACTTGCTGTTCTGCCCCCAGACCACGGCGCCCGCCTGGGCTCCGAGCAGGAGGCTGTGTGATACCTGGATCGTCGAGGCGATGAGGGGAATGCGGTCCCACTCATACATCAGGACCCCGTTCCAGCTCCCCTTGAAACTGGAGCCGGTATAGAGCACATGGTCCTTGTTCGAGGTCACGGGCGAGACATTGAGTTGCGCGTTCTTCCAGGCCGCATCGTTCTGGATTAAATCGCGCAGCGCATAGGGATGGTGGAAACTCACGAACCATTCCTGGAACGATTGCCCCACCTGCACCTTCATGGGCCGGATCTTCGCCGTGGCATTCAGGATGATCCCGGCTTTACGCTTGGCGATATCGATCATGGCAGTGGTCAGTTGATCCGCCGTGTTATCGACGTTCGTCAAGGCCGTGGTATGGCTGGCGTCCCAATTGCTATCGAGCGCGCCATAGAGATAGCGGCCTCGGACCCGCCCCGTGGCGGTGTCGCACATGGCCGTCATGATGGCATCTTCCAATTCCTGCTTCGCCTTATCCACCAAGGCTTCCCGGACTTGCGTGAGCACGTCGAACGTGACGCGCTTCTGCGACATGGGCACGTCCTCGACCTTGACCACCTGGCGGTCATTATCGACGACGATCCGAAAGCCGTAGAAATCCACGCGGCCTTCGTTCCCTACGCCCTTATTGCGGCCCGTCACATGCCCGCCCTTCATCTGCGAGCGGATCTGCAAATTGATGGCGGACCCGGCTTTCGTCTGCAATTCACTCTTCACCTGAATGGGCATGTCGGTGCTTTCCCCCATGACATGGGCCCATTGGAGCTGCTGGAGATATTCCGATTGAATCCCCGTCTCCCACTGTTCTGCGGTCACATCATGCGCTTCAAGGACTTCGGTATAGGACATGGATCGCTCTCCTTATCGCCGCGAGGCTCCCCAGGGAAACACCTGGGCGAGGTTCAGCACGTTGGGCGTGCCGGCTGGCTGCTCCGTGCGCGCGCTGCCGCCTCGCACCTGCCCGAGGGTATTGGTCGCCGGTCCCGGCTTCGTTTTTAACCCCTCGCGGATTTGCTGTTCGAGTTGTGGGATCATTTCCGCTTCGATCTTCTTCTTGATTTCCTCCGGCGTCCGGCCATACTTCTCGCCGTCCGCCTGTTCCTTCATGACGGCAATCGCCTCCAGGACCGGATCGTCCGCCTCCATCACCCGCGCCCGGATCTTATTGTCCTTCGCCTGGAGCAGTTGATAAGGCGCATCGGGATTCCAGACCGTCTCCATGACGAACTTCTCGCCGTACTTATCAATAGCGGCTTTGTGCGAGGCCTTGATCCGTCCCGTCAACTCCGCGTCGGCTTTGATCTGCTCCACGGACGGGGCCGCCTCTTCCTCATAGGTCCCATCCAACTTCTTCTCGATGCGTTCCTGTTGCTTCTGCAGAGACTCCAGCGTGCGTCTGAGGTCGGCGTTTTCCTGGCCGAGTCGCAGGTTCGCCTTCGCCTGGTCCGACAGTTGCTTTTTCAGGGCATCGGGGTCGGGGGTTGTCTCCTTGGGGGCCTCAGTCACGACGGTCTGCTTATCCGTTTTCACGGGAGCGTCAACCTTCGTGCCCGGCTTATCCTCGGAGCGAGGTTCCGACTTCACCTCTTGAACGAGTGGTGTCACTTCGACGCTGTTCTCCGCTGGCTTTTCAATCGTCTTCGGCGTGAGCTTGCCCAGAAAACTCCCGAGTGGGGCATGGGGCTTGATGGTGGCTTTCTCGGTCTGCATCACGCCTCCACCAATTCATTGTCTTCAGCAAACTTCCGCATCTCGGCATCGCAGCTCTCTTTCGCGGCGGCGATCCGGGCCAGCAATTCCGGGGTCATCGCGTCCACCACCTGCCAGCGCCCGCCCACGGCGATCAAGGCCCCCGCCCATTTCATCGGCACGTCACAGAAGGCCGGGCCCTTGGGGAGCGCGCGCGTGAACGTCAAGACTTCCTCCAGCTTTTGGCTATTGGAAATGAGCGGAATCGGCAGCTGCACCAGTTTCTCCAGGCCCCGGAAGAGGCCGGTATATTTCATCCGCACGGTGGTGGCTGGCACCTTGCTGTCTTTGTCGATTGGCATGCTGTCCTCGCTGGTTACAGGAAAAAATATTTCCGTTTGCGCACCCGCAGGATGCGCAATCCCTTGTCAAAATCGTCAATGACCTCATCCACTTCATGCCGGTGGATCGCATCCAAATCCTCGCCAAACTCCGCCGCCAGGGCCTCCTGGTTGATCCGCGTGATGGTCTGCGGATTCTGGAGATCGCTATGCTTTTGTCGTAGTTCTTTCACGGGCCTTCTGCTTGTCTGCCGCCACCTTCTCCATGTCGGCCTTATGGTCCAGGACCTTGCTGATCAGGTCGGCCTTCAATTGCGAGCCGTGCGTGATCAATTCCACTTCCTGCCGCTTGTCGTTCATCCGCTCGACGCTCGCCTGCTTCTCCATGGCCTGCGCCATCTGAGCCCGTTTGCCGGAAGGTTCGCCCTGCTCCAAGAGGAAGGCGGCGAGTTCCGGCATGTTCAATTTCTTCGCGGCAAAGATCGCGCGTTCCTCTGGCTGCATGTCGGACCAGTTCAAGGTCAGGCTGATCTTCGGTTCCGGCGGCGGTTGCTGCGCCATGTCATCCAGCATCTTCATGAGCCCGGCCTTTTGCTTGGGCTTAATGTTCGAGAGTTCCAGGAGGAACTTCGCCGGGCCCGGCCCCAAGGGGAGGATCTGCGGCAGGAGGGTCGCCACGATTTCAAATTGTTCCGTCTGGAGCGTGAGCGAATCCTCCACGTCGGAGATCACGAAGTTCAGCGAGAGCTCGCGCAGGGCCTTAAGATGCTCTTTCGGCAGCGACACGGTGCGGGCCGCGTTCGGATCGTCGGTGATTTGAAAGATGAGATCGCTGGTAAAATGCTGGCAGACGAGCCCCCAGAGCTTTTTGAGTTTGATCCGCCTGGTCCGGCGGATGTTGGAGAAAAGCGGCATGTTCACCAGATCCGTCGCCATCTGCTCCCGGGCCTTCCCGACTCCGCTCCGCATTTGCGAGGCCTGACCCTGGTTCGTGGGATCATCGCCTGAGACCATGTTGAAGGCCTGTTTGCTTTCGGCGTGCATCGCCATCTGGGATTGACCCATGTCCTGGTTCTTGATCAGTTCGATCCCGTCCAGTTTGCGGACCTTCATCACGCCATCCGACTTCGCCTTCTCCAGCGCAAACTCCGCCCAGTCCTCCACGGCGTTCTGCTCCACGATTGCTTGGTTGTTTGAGAGGAGGTGCAGGGCCTTGGAGCGGCGCTTGTTGATTTCCTTACAGAGGCTCACAAGGTTCCGCACCGGGCCGAAGGGTTCGCCGGACTTCTTCCGGTCCGCGAAGTAGGGGATGAAGGGGAACATGCCGTCCTGATCCTGGAACCGGTCATGATGAATGAGCAGGCCCCCGCAATAGATCCCGAGCCACATCTCTTCATATTCGACGGACTCCACCGTGCTGCCGTCCTGGACCAAGGATTGCGCCTGGCGCGGCCCGAGATAATCGAGTTCGACCGTCACGCCGGTCGGGGCGATGAGGACCCGCTTCAACACTTTTCGTTTGTAATAGACTTCGACGGGGCGGAGGCGCTGGCGGGCGGGATCGAAATAGTTCCAATTGGCTTGCCGCAGCACCATCGGGTCCAGGATGCCGCCGTAACTCGTGCCCGGCAAAATGGCCGCGGCCTGGCGGATGGCCTTCGCCTTCGTGGGCCAGAGGGTGACCGCATCCTCCACATCCAGCCATTTCGAGCGGCAGAGGAACTTCGCATCCTCGTTCCAGTCATAGCGCCGGGAATGGGGATCGGGGAACAGATAAAACGGGTTTTCATCGCGGTAGCGAATCGTGGTCGTGCCGTCCGATTCCTTGTAGGAGCAGGCTTCCGTCACGCCGAAGCCCCCGATGAAGCCGTCCTTGACCTGATCGGCTTCTTCAAATTCGGCCCCGTTCAGTTGATCGAGATAGCGGAAGAGATCGGCGGTCGTCGCGGCGGATTGTTCATCCAGCGAGGCATTGCGCCCGAGGACCGAGACCGTACTATGCTGGCGGAGGTGCTGCCCGAGCAGCCGTTCGACTTTCGGCTTGATGAGGTTTTCGACCGTATCCGGCTGGCCGCGTTCCTGCAAGACGGCTTTCTCTAAGGCCGTCCACTGATCGCCTTCGTAGAACTGAAAGTCTTCGTCCGCATGTTTCCGCCAGTCCTTCCAGACCGGAGACATGAGCGCGGAGACAAACATCCGTTCGAGACGGCAGACCGTCTCGCTCGGGACTTCCCGGCTGAGCGTATATTCAGAAATCGAAAGGGAGGAGGGATAGGCCACGAGGACTCCCTGGGTGATGCCAGGGAGCCGGTCGCAGGGGACCGGGGAGCTGGAGACTGTCCTTACCGCTTACCGGATTCGCTGCCGGTTGTCAAGGGAAATCGCATCAACTGCTCCACCAGGATCAGCATGGCCCGGAGATGCCGGCGCAAGGTGAGCAGGTCTTCTTGCGTGAGATGCGAGAGATCCACTTGGGTCGTGAGTGGCATGCTACACCACCGTCCACGGGATGGCGCGGGCCTGCTGGCGTGGGCGCTGGGTCCGATGGGGCACGCGACTGATGCAGTATTTCCGCGCGAACTCCCGCAGGCAGAAGGCGTCGGCTTTATTCGGCGAGGCCACGCCGCGCTTGCGCAATTCTTTTTTCCCCTCGACTTTGATTTTGCCGCCCTCTTCGGTCCAGTGGATGTCCGTCAATTGCGCAATGAGATCCGGATCGTTCGGGATCGAGGGAAGCCGCTGCTCAAAGGCTTCGCGCACGTTCCACCAGATTTCATCGCGCAAGCGGTGGAAGCGGTCTTCCTGGCTCGGCACTTCGGCGACGTTGACATCATGGAGGTTGCGCAGCTTGGCAATGCGCGAGAGGTGCGAGTAGACCCCCGCCCCGATCCCGATTACATCGATGGCAATCGCATACTGGCCTTCCTCATCCAGCAGCAGATCGCGCAGGCAGCCCTCCACCTTCCAGCCGATTTGCGTCGTGTCCACGCCCTGCACGGTATAGATGGGCATGGCGGGGCTGTAGGGAATGATGATATGCCCACGGCCCGGCAGGATCACGGTTTCATCATCGCCGCGTCCGCCCACATCCACGCCGATGGTGAGCGGTTCGAGCGGATCGAGCTCGCCCTCGCGCTGGGTCGCATCGAGGACCCAGTCCCAGGGAATGAGCACATCGGGCGCGGCCAAGGGGGGCAGGCCCTTCACGCGAATGCGATAATAATTGGACTCGCGCCCGTATTTCTCGGCGATGCGCGCATGGTCCGCCGCCATATGCGGGGCGAAGACCGGATTCGTGCGGGCCAGCTCTTCGCAGTCCCAATGCTGGCAGACCCAGTGTTTGCGGAACTTCGATTGCGATTCGATCGCATAGCCGTGGCTGCGGGTCGGATTAAAAATCAGCAGAATCAAATTGCAGACGCCGCCGAGGCCGCCCTCCAGGGGCCGGAAGACCGGATCGGGAATGCCCGAGGCCTCATCGCCGATGATGAGCATGTAGCGTTCATGAAGGCCGCCCAGGACTTCCGCCTGCTCATCCGGACTGCTGTTCTTTTGAATCGTGCGCGGCTCGATCCACCATTCCGCCCCGCCCTCTTCAGTCATATAGATTTTCTGCGCCCGGTGGGTGACATGGGTTTTCAAGAGTTCGCAGGTGCGGATGAGTTTATGGAATTCCGGCCAGAGGACCGATTCGATCTGCGGCCCGGCCGGGGCCGTCACGCGGGATTTGGAATGAGGAAAGCAGGTGAGCATATGGAGGCCCAGGCCCGCCGCGAGGTGCGATTTGCCCGAGTCCTGTCCGCTCTGAATACTCATGCCCAATTTGTGCTGATAGGGTTTTTCCTCATCGGTCAAGGGCGAGCCTTTGGCGCTTTTCACTTTGGCGCGGATCAAGAGGCCCCATTCTTTCAAGGCCGATTCCTGCTGAAAGGTCGGTTCTTCTTGCAACACCTCGCGCCACCACTGCAAGGGCGAGAACTGCCAGTCCTGAATCTTGCGGATGGTGCGTTGATCTTGGGCGAGAGACATCAGGGTTGAATCACTTGTTGAGCAATACGCGCCAAGTCTGCAGCGGTTCGTCCGGCCAGTTCTTCCATCGCCTGGCAGGTGAATTCTTCATGAGTCCCATCGAGTCGTATATTCGGCACAATCGACACCGTCACGCTCGCATGCCATGGAGCGGTCCCACCATCGACTTTCACGATACTGGCCAATTTTCGATAGCCCTTCTTCACGATGACACCTTCATGGATTCGAGAGAGGCGACGATCTCTGTGGCCGTGAAATCGTTGCGCTGGAAATGGTCATAGATGGAGTTGATGAAGTCATAGTCGGCCTGCGTATTCACGTCGAGGCGAAAAGTCTTCTCATCACGACCAGGTGTGAAGATCGTCGAGGAACCGCCCCGCTCGTAAAAATACCGATGCGGATGCTCGCGCCACTCAGGATGGCCCCGCGTTTTCTCTTCCAGCCATTGCAGGCGCGAGCGACTGAAGACCTCCGCACCAACGCCATCCAGCCATTGGCCATGCACGCGGTCCGTCGTATTGGACAAGAAGGTGCAGCCCCACTCCCGATACCACTGCACGGCTTTGTCGATAGAGGCGGGGTCCACGCAGGGATTATCACAGGGAATCCGCACAATCACGTCGGCCTGATGCAGGGTCGCGCAGGCGAGATAGCGGGCCACGAGATCGTTCTCGTCGCCGTCGAACAAAAAGAAGTCGTTGAAGGGAATGACGGCCTCGCGCATGTCGTTCCAAGTACCTTTCGGAATCGCCACGATGACGCGGTTCAGGGTCGTGGCCCGTGACACGCGCGTATAGATTTGCTCGATCATGGGCCGGCCGAGGAGCGGGAGCATGATTTTGCCATGAAGGCGGGTCGAATTGATGCGAGCTTGGAGAATGGCGATGGTGCGGAGACTCATGCGCTGGGAACTCCATAGTACAAACAATCTTTGCATGCTGGCACGTCCGCCCGCCGACCGTCAAGATGCTTCTGGAGATAGTCCGCGCGCAGCTTGCCGTTCCAAATGCTGTCGAGGGATTCTTCGTTCAGATTGCCGATGAGACCGGCGTCTTTGGTATCGAGGCGGTTGCAGAGATAGACTCGGCCATCCCAGGCCACGGATGGATGGTGGAGTAGGTCAAGACAAATCCCATGTTCGGGCAGTGTGGGCACGCGATGAGCGTACTTGCTGCCTCCAGATGGAAGATGAATGAGCCGCCGCAGTATTGGCAGTTGAAGGTCAGTGTAAGGCTGAAGCTCAGCATCGGTCATATCTCCCACGACTTTCAAGAAGACCCTAGGCAATTGTTTGCCTTTGATGGTTAAAAAGTCGCGCAGGGCGGTGAGTTGCAGCTCGTGGTCGGGATCGCCGCGAAAAATACTGACGCAGACGGACTCGCAATAGCCAATGAGTTCGCTGGCGCGTGCCGCCAATCGCTCCCCATGCGTGACAATCGACCGCACATTGCGACGAAAGGATCGGAGGGCGGCCGCTAGATCGCCGACATAGGCTAAGGGATCACCATCACGATGGAACTGGACGACGAGGTTCCGATCGAGTTCGGCGAGTTCATTGCCCAGTTGACGGCGCAATCCCTCCGTCATTTGCCCGAACTTCAGTGTCGGATGCACCGCCGGATCTTGATGACCGCAAAACGCGCAGAGCGTCTGCTTGTCGCAGCGGGAGGTGAGTTCAATGTTAATTTGTGACAAGCCGCTGAGCATCCGGCGTCCAGACCTTTTGCGCATCCCAGTCTAGCATTTGCTGTTCAAAGTCGCACTGCACGAGGTCCTTCCATTTCGCCACGGTCTCCTTGTACACGGGCCCAATCGTCCCATCGCCGATCAGCTTCCCATCCAGCGACACCACGGGCAGCATGCACGCCGGAGTACAGGTGAGCCAGAGTTCGTCAATGAATGGCACATCCCGCGCCGCCATCGGACAGGCCGTCGCGCCGGTCAACGCTTTCACGGTCTGCAGGGAGATCCCTGGGAGCGCGCCCGGCTCGCACGTATAGACCTGTCCGCCGCTCACCCAGAGCACATTGGCGCCCGGTGCTTCCCGAATCATGCCGGCGTCCAAGAGGATCGGCCAGGTGCCCGCCGGGGCCTGCTGTTGGGCCAGATGAAAATGCAGGCGGCTCCGGTGCTTGGCGGCAGAGGGCACGCAAGTATCGGGGAGTTGTTGGACCTTCGAGGTGACGGCATGCACGCCCTCGGTGAAGTACCGACTGAATCCCTGGACGGTATAGCGGAGGGGAAAATCGGCGAGGTAGAGGAAGGGATGCGGGATCACGCCATCGAGATTCTTGTACATCGGCGCACAGCCGGGGGAGACGACGATCAACAGCCGATGTTCTTCGCCGGGGCCGTGGTCGTTGCGACCGGAGACGTCCCGGCAGAGGTCCTCCAGCCGACGATAATCAGGATCGCACTCAATCGGCATCGGGATCTTCAGTGCGGCACAGGAGTCTCGCAGACGATTCAGATGTTGCGTCAACTTGAAATGCTCGCCATTGAAACTGCGGGTCATCTCAAAGGCCGCCGCCGCTTGCATCACTGAGAGGTCGTAGATCGACAGCTTCGCTTCGGCTTCGGGGACAAATTGGCCATTCAGGTAGACGGTTCTAGACATGCTGCCGCCTGCGATCAAAGTCTTCGCTCAATGTCCGTATGCGTTCATGCTCCTGGCGTTGCTTTGCTGTTGGAACTCCCCAGGTCCCCTGCGCAAGATGACGCGTCCGGCGTTCGTTGGAAATTTTCACCGCATGTTTCTTATCTGTTGCCCAGAGATAGAAGATCCATTCATCTGCGGTGTTGAAATTATCCTCGTCGCGCGCCATGCCCTCAACGATGCAGACATCGCGTGAATCCCCCGCTCTATTCATAATCACGCGATATGGCTTTCGGCCAGCCCGGTATTCAGTCATGTCTGGATCCAATATGCGCTCCACCACGTCTCCGCCGTGCGCCAGCCGGTACAGTTTCGCATCTTCGCGTGTCGAAAACAGTGCATCCACTGAATAATCGGAGTAACAGCCACGCTCTACCGCATAAATCGTTTTCATCGTCTCAGCTTCGCTTTAACCGCTTCTTCGCTGGCATGGACTTTTTTGATCCCGTCCCCCTCGCAGATCTCCCAGGTGCGTATTTCTTGGATGAGTTTTTTTGCGGCATGCGGCTCCAATGAACTGCTCTGATCACTGCCCCAGAGAGACCGGTCGATGGTCAAGTGGAATTCAATGACTTCGGCTCCGTACACCGCCGCCATCAGGCAGGGCCAGGGGGAGACGGTATGGGACGAGTAGCCGACCTGCACGCCGGGATACCGCTCCTTGAAACTCTTGATGCACGCTAGGTTGATTTCGTCGAGGGGAGACGGATAGCTCGAATGACAGTGCAGGAGCGTGAGCGGTATCCCTTCAAGCGTCCATACGGCATCGTCGATTTCTTCCCAGGTACTCATGCCCGTAGAAAGAATGAGCGGAATTCCGGTGGCTTTGTACGCCAGCACGAGTGCGTGATTCGTCAATAATGCGCTGGGGATCTTGAGCCAGGGGGGAGAGAAGGAAGCGATGACGTCCACGGAGAGTCGATCCCAACAACTGGCTGACCAAGACATCTCTCGATCTCGGCAATAGCGATCGATCTCACCATAGTCCGTCGCATCAAATTCAAGTCCGTATTTCAGATGGCCATTCGTCGAGCCGAAGATACTGTCGCGCGGCGCGGCGAGTTCGTCTGGCGTATAGACCGCGTCGATCGTGCGCTTTTGGAATTTGACGGCATCGGCCCCCGCCTCCTTTGCGGCCTCGATCAGTTTGAATGCCGTGTCAAGATTCCCTTGATGATTAATCCCGAGTTCTGCAATCACGTAGACGCTCATCGATCAAAGAGCCTCAGATGGCTTTTATGATAGGCCAGTTCGCGCTGGAAATCTTCTTCGTCGTTCGCGTCCTTGATCTCGAACATTGGACGGCCGAACTGAGCACGAGTCAGTAAGAGTAGTTCATGGAAGGAAAGAGGGCGGGAGGCAGTGAGTTGCATGATCATCGGCATCGGGCTTTTTACTCAAGGGAAAATTTTAGCTAGGGATTACTGCGCGTGTGACCTGATGGCCATGTTCGCATAGGAATCTCCCCCGTACCGCCATGAATTCCAGCGCGAAAAAGGGACCCGCTCATTTCAGTACAGCCCGTGCATTCATGTGCAACTGGCATGCACATTACGGAACGTCTGATAAGATCGCTTATGACAACTGTTCCAATGCGTACAGTCTGCATACTATCAATCACTTAGGAATATCCTGTTTGGACTTGTCCGATAACGTCGTCGTCTTCCCTACAGGTTGTGGTGTCGGCTGTCCTAATCGCTCCTCTGCCGCTGCCACGAGCTTGCCCAATACGCTTACATTGCTCGTGGACTGCCCAGCCTCCAAGCGGCGCGCCTCATGGATTTGCTTGAACGCATAGGCGCGATTGTTGAGGCTGGCTTTTGCCAAGGCGTCCGGGTCAAGGAGGGATGCGGTCAAGTGCTGCTCGACGGCATTGAACATGTCCGCCCTATTCTCACTGTAGGCGGTCAATTGTCCTGGCTGCATCCCATTGACGAAGGGCTCGAACTTGGTCAAGGCTTGAGAAACGGCTTGCTTACTCACGCCTTGCATATCGCCAATATCCTCCAGGGTGGCTCCTTGCAATCGCAGCTTGAGCGCTTTGGCCACATCGATCTTGCTATGCCGATTAGGGCGACCGAGGCGGGTACCGGGACGGGGGAGGACCGCAGGCTCACTCATGCCTCCAGGTCTCTACACGAGTGCTGGGAGCGTGTCAAGGAAATAGTCATACTCGTGACCTCCCTAGGGCCATTTGCCCAGTTGACAAACCTATCGTGATGTTCTATGAGTATCGCCATGCTAGCCTATATTCTTCCGCAACTGCATTGTTTGCGCTGCGAGCATGACTGGGTGCCTCGGAAACCGGAGAAGCCAGTGGTCTGTCCTGGCTGCAACAGTCCGTATTGGGATATCCCAAGGAAAGAGCAGCCGAGTGTGGATCAAGCTGGATGATGGGTTTCCGACCCATCCGAAGATTCTCCAGGCGGGACCGCTGGGCTTAGCCATCCAGGTCCGGGCGATCTGTTATGCCTCCAAAAACAAGACCGATGGTTTTCTCCCTGATGCGGCCATTGGGCTCTTCCTCCTCGGTCTCGATCTCGCCTTTGATTGGCCGGCGCATATGCTCGAACGGAAACTCTGGGATCAGGTGCCAGGCGGCTATCAGATTCATGACTACTTGGACTGGAATCCATCAAAATATGAGTATGAATTGTTCATCAATAAGAAGCGGAAGGCGGGGAAGAAAGGCATGAAAGCGAGATGGGGCAAGGAGAAATCAGGAATAACAGATGCTATAACAGATGCTATAACAAAACGATATCAACCTACATCTACATCTTCTCTTTCTTCTCCGAATCTTAATTCTCTTTCTTCTCTTAATTCTCTTAATTCTCTTAATTCTCTTAATTCTCCGAATCCGGATCTTAAGAGCAGGAAGCATTCCAGAACGAAGGACAAGGGGCCGCCCCCCAATTGGTTTGACGAATTGCGTCTGAATCCGCTCTATGCGCATGTGAATTTCGAGGCCGAATTGGATAAGATTGCGCGCTGGAAATTGAAACCGGAGAATACCAAGCGCGTGCTCACCCGCCGCTTCATGATCAATTGGCTTAATCGCATTGATCCTCCCCTGTCCAATGGCACCCTCTCGCTGACGTGTCAGCACTGTCAGAAATCCTATCCTGACCAGGCCGCGCTGAAGACGCATCAAGTCGCCTATCATCCGAAATGGGAGGGCTAAGCGATGACCCTGGCACAATTCCTCGCTCTCTTCCCCGAGTTCATGGAAACCAAGAAAGGCTATGATGTCCGGTGCCCAGCCCATGACGATCGGCACCCCTCCCTCGGGATCATGGAGGGTGATGAGGGCCGCATTGTGCTCAACTGCTTTGCTGGCTGTACCCCGCAGGCAGTCTGTCAGGCCTTAGGGCTCCGGCTCAGCGATCTCTTCCGCGATGCGCCTCTGACGGGCCATGCCGAACCACGCCAGGTCGTTCCCACACCGATCCCCAAGCGCAAACTGGCCTTTGCCTATGACCTGACGGCCCTCACATTCCACCACGCGGCGACGCGCATTCTGGACGTGGCGGCTCGGTGCGAGGATTGCGACACCTGGACCGATGACGACCGCGAGCTCGCCATGAAAGCCGTGGCGCGCGCCTATACCTATCGCGAACGGGCGCACTTCTGTGAGTCCTACGCCGATCATCTGCGGGAGCAGGAGTATGAACTTAAACGACTTGCACTTGGTTAGCCGGCAGCCGGTCGATCCCTTGCCCTATACGCATCCGGAGGCGGCCCTCTCGATCGACGATCTGGCCGGGGATATTCTCGATCTCTACGAAACGGGCCTCCAGCCAGGTGTCCGCCCCGAATGGCGGTCGCTCTGTCCGTACTACACCGTGAAGCCCGGACAGGTGACGGTCATCACGGGCATTCCGCATAGTGGCAAGTCCCCCTTCGTGAACGCCTTGGCGCTCCATTGCGCGGCGACCTACGGCTGGCTCGTCGTCTGGTGCTCCCCAGAACATATGCCCTATGCGGATCTCGCGGCCCGGCTCCTGGAACAGCATTACAAATGTCTGTCCTTCACCAGCGGCCAGCTCAAAATGACCCGAGCCGATATTCTCAACGCCTGTATGGCGCTCAAAGATCGCTGCATGTTCCTCGAACCCCGCGAAGACAATCCCACGCTCCAGAATATTCTCGACCGCTGCCTGCCCCTGCTGGAGCGTGGCTTGAAAGGCCTCGTGATTGATCCCTACGGCGAATTTGAACATCGCCTGCCGGACGGCATGAGCGAAACGAAATATATCAGCGGCCTCCTGAGCACCGTGCGCGCCTTCGCCCGCAAACATGCCGTGCATATCTGGATCGTGGCCCATCCCACCAAGATTCAGAAAGATGAGGAAGGGAATTATCTCGTGGTCAAACCCTATGACATCAGCGGCTCCGCCGCCTGGTTCAGCAAGCCGGATAATATTCTCTCGATCCATCGCACCGTCTTGCACCCCGACTTGACCACGATCCATGTCCAGAAGATTAAATTCCGGGAAGTGGGGCATACCGGCAGCGTGACCCTGCGGCATGACTCTCGCACCGGGATCTTCCTGGATTTGCCCCCCGAACCGGAGGAGCCGTGACCCCGGCCCGCTTCTTGCCGTGCCAGAGAAATATATTATTCATGCACCATCCGATTTCTCTTGACACGCATGTAACCCGCATGCTAGGCTGCGTCCATGAAGATCAAAACATGCGCACTGCGCACCTGCAAGCAGCCGTTTACGCCGGTCAAACCGTGGCAGCGGTTCCATCAAGATCAGTGCCGCACGACCTTTCACAATCGCATCAAGCAGATGATTCTGCGCAAGGCCAAACGATGAGCACGCCAGACCTGGATCGCTTCTTGACCACCGACCCCGACGACGGCGAGTGGTGCGCAATCCATGAAGGGTCGCGACCGTGTCCACATTGCCATGACGAGGCAGCGGATTGCCGCTATGAGGAAAGGAAAGAGCGATGCTTACGGCGCAGCAAAAGTTAGAGCGGGAGGCCAGCCTCGGGAGCAGCGATGCGCCGATTGTGGCCGGCGTGAGTCCCTATAAATCCCCGCTGGAACTGTATTATCAGCTTCACGGGGATCTGCCGCGCTATACCGATGAGGAAACGCAGGCGCAGCGGATCGGCAGCAAACTCGAACCCATGATTGCGGAACTCGCGGCCGAAGATTTAGGGATCAAGATCCGGCGCAGTGCCACCCGACGGCATCCCCGGCATGCCTTCATGGTGGCGAATCTGGATTTTGAAATTATCAACAATCCGAAAGGGCCGGGCGTCTTGGAAATCAAGAACCGGGGGGCGAGCCGCCCCTTCGACACGCTCCCCGATGACATCCATCTCCAAGTGGTCCAACAAATGGCGGTCACCAATCGTGACTGGGGGATCGTGGCCGTCCTCTTCGGCTTCGGCCATCTGCGCACCTATGAGGTGGCCCGTGACCGCGAACTCGAAGACTTTCTCATTGCGCTCGAAGCCCGCTTCCTCGTGCATGTCGCGCGGGGCGAACCACCGGACCATACCTGGACACCTGAGACCGTGGGTTTGCTCAAGAAACTCTATCCAACCGATTCCGGCCAGACCATTGCCTTGCCGGAGCAAGCCAGCATGTATATTGGCCAGTTCCGCCAGGCGAAGCAGGATCTCGATCTGGCGGAGGAACACAAGGCCGAGGCGGAAGGCTGGTTGAAAGAGCGCATGCAGCAGGCCACGACCGCGACCGCACCGGGCTATAGTATTTCCTGGAAGTCCACCAAAGCCTCCGTCAAGTTTGATCTTGACACGTTCAAAGTCGAGCAGCCCGATCTGTTCGCCCGCTATCAAAAAACCGTCCCTGGACATCGCGTCTTCCGGGTCACAGCCAGTAAGGAGTTGACATCATGAATGAAGCCACCGCGCAAACAGTCTCCCACGGATTCGGCACCGTTGTCTCGTCGCGATCCAATGAAATGGCCGCGGTGGCCGTCGCGGCGGCGGCCAAGTCAGAGATTGAATCCGCCTATATCGTCGCGATGAAGCAGCCGCGCAATGAGGAGGATGCCCGCGTCAAAATCCTGAAGATTTGCGCCTCGCCGCTCTTCGCCTCGAAAGCCAGATATGCCAAGCCCGTCGGCAATACCAGAATTGAGGGTCCCTCGATTCGCTTCGCCGAGGAAATGCTACGGCATTGGGGCAATGTGCTGGTCCAGCAGACCGCCATCTATGATGATGATGAGAAGCGCATTGTCAAAGTCACCGTCCGCGATCTCGAAAGCAATCTCTCGTATTCCAAGGAATTGACCATTGAGAAACATGTGGAACGACGCGACAAGACCGGGCGCGAAGTCCTCCGTGAACGTCCGAATACGACTGGCCAGCGCGTCTACATCGTGCGGGCGACCGAAGACGAATTGCAAAATAAAGAAGCGGCCCTGGTCTCGAAAGTCATGCGCAACAATGGCCTCCGCCTGATTCCGCAGCATATTATCGATGAATCCATGGAGATCGCCAAGGAAACAGTGCGGATGAAGATCGCCGACGATCCCGAGGGCGAAAAGAAAGCGATGGTCGATAGCTTTGCGGATTTGGGCATTCTGCCCTCGGCCCTGGAAGAGTATTGCGACTGCGCACTGGGACAGCTCTCTCCCCGCCAGATTGTGGAATTACGGGCCATTCATACCGCGATTAAAGAAGGACAGGCGACTTGGACTGAGTATGCCAGGATGAAAGAGACGGTCAAGGACGAGGCGGGGAAATCGCTCAAGGAGAAGTTGCGGACCAAGGTGGAGACATTGCAGCCAGACCCCAAGCAGGACCCTCAGGCCCCTTCTGGTGGCGATTTCACCCTCTCCAATGCCCTGGCCGATCATGAACTGGCCATTGATGAGGCGGGGACGGAGACCGTGAAAGCTCAGGCGGCCTGGAATGACGTGGTGAACGATCAACGCCTCAGTTTCGCCGAGCGCGCCAGTCTCTATCAACGTCAGCAGAAGATCCTCAGGCCCACGAAGCCGAAGAAATGAGGAAGCCATGACCCGGGGGGAGAGGCCATGAGCAAAACATTGCATGCGGATTTCTACACACTCAAGGGGCTGGTTGTCTCGAGTCATCCTGAATTACTCGAGTTGCTGACCGAGGCGGAACGTCGGTATGTCCTGCATGACAAACTTGTTGCGGCACTCGAGCATGCCAAAAATGGCCTGGCTAGGCCTCGCACCTCAATGAGATCGCAGCCTATAAACCAAATGTGAGCGCCGTTTTGTGCGGACTCGAGTCCAAATGACAGTTTTAGCCCTCTACCTGCGCTGTCCGGGGCCGGGGGCATTCCAACCGAGGAGGGGGAGATGAAGCGACAACCGATCCGAGTCAACGATCAGTTTAAATCCAAGAGTGGCACGATCTGGCAAGTGTTTGAAGTGGGACTATTTGGAAATCCGCATTGGGTTATTAATGTCCCTGAACGAACACGGATGACCATCTTTCATCGCCATATGCTCGAAGGCATGACGCGAGTCGAGCCCGCCCTCGCCGCGCCGGTGGGAGAGGAGGGGGCCATGCTGTCCGATGAAACACCCGAAGTCTATTTGAAGCGGCGCCGGCTCGCCCGCGATTATTTCCTGCATGTGCCGGAGGAGCGGGTGAATTTAGGAAACTATACTGACGGGAAAGACGAGCAGCTTTTTCGCAAGATGGTCGGACTCGATGCGCTGAAATGTGAATCAGTCGCTTGTTTGGCTGGGTGGTTGTGGACGATGCCTGAGTATCAGGACTGGGCGAGAGCAGCCCACCGCAAAATTCATAGTGATGAGCCGCTGGCTGCCTGGTTGGGAATTAACAATCCATGGACTAGCATGGCATTCTGCCCACGTATGTCTTCAGAGCCGAGGCACTTGGGCTCCGACAAATCCGTTGCCATCGCCCGTTTGGATCGGCTCATCGCCGAAGCGGAGGAGGCCCGATGAAATCCCGCGCGCTGATCGACCCCAAACCAACCCGCGAGAATGTCAAAGTCCCGAGAGAGGTCCTAGTCTGTGCTGAGGATGCCTCTGGAAATAGATCGGTGAAGCGGATCACACTCGATAATTTTGAATCGGCGATGCAAGATGAGGGGCCGCCCGAGGACCCCCTAGCACCGGCCAAAGGCATCGCGGTGGGGCTGGCGGTGAGTGTGGTGCTAGCCGTCTTCGGGTTCCTCTGCTTTTGGGCGGGATGGTGGCTCGGGGGGAAATTGTGATGACCTATACTGCTGCCTGTTGTGCACATAGCCAGATAAAGCGCAAGCGCATCGACCATGATGATGGCTCCTTTCATGATGAATGGCGCTGTCTGGATTGCAGTGCTAATTTCTGGCCCTCGTATGAAGTGAAACGGTTGCGGAAAGTCCTCTTCTCCATCGCGAAGAATACCTGTTGCGGCCCCTGTCAAGAGGCCGCGTTAGTGGCACAAAAAGCCTTAGATCTGGATTAAATCGGATAATGGCAGGGGAGACCATGAGCAAATTAGAGCCTGTCGAATTTTCACAGTCATTGATTGACTTCATTCATCGCCGCTCTCGCCCCTTCATCAATTCGTATCAATCGCTCGAAACGATGGTGGGGAATGCCTACGTCCAGGGTATGAATGATGCGATGGAAGTCCTTATGGCGCGCCGGGAGGAGCGGGGATGATAACCACCTATGAAGGAGTAGCCACGGAAATGAAGCTGGACGCTCCGACCGCCATGCGCTATGTCCAGTACATGCGGACACGCTGGCCTGAGAAGGAGGCCCTGCATTGTCAGGTGGGCTATGCGCAAGAATGGGCCGCACGGTTTCAGGCTGGAGTCGAATATTCTGCTTCGGATTCACACGGACAAGCGATCTTGCGAGGCATGCCATGATCCATCCCGCCTGGTTGCTGGCGCTGATTTTAGGGATTCTGATTATCGTCCCCTTGGCAATTTTATGGTTTCACGATCTCAAATCCCTCAGGCGGCCCTGGCCGACGGAGAAACGGAGGCGTCATGGGTGATATGGCGAACGATGCGATTGAGGGGCATTGCTGCTCCTGGTGCGGGATTTATTTCACGCAGGAACACAGTTATCCGGCGGTCTGTAAGGGCTGTTGGAAGGATGCGACTCCCGAGGAACGCCAAGACGTGCAGAAGGCGATCTATCCCGAATTGTAAGGAGAAACGGAGGCGGGAATGAAGGAAGGCCTGATCTTTGACCGCATTACTTATCTCACCGAGCCAGTCCAGTATTACACGCAACACTTGCATGGATGTACCTCAGTGAAGGATTTAATAGACTTCCTCTCTAACTGGCACAATTACCGCAAGCAGAGGGCGAAGGCATGACTGCGAAACGAGGCGGAAGACAACTTCATAATGCTGGCTATATCATGCTGCACCAACCTACTCATCAGCGCGCAGACAAACGCGGACGGGTATACGAGCATATTGTCGTGGCCGAACGCGCGCTAGGCCATCCGCTCCCACTTAGAGCGCGTATTCATCATATTAATAGACAGCGAGGGGACAATAGAAATACCAATCTAGTGATTTGTGAGAATCATGCCTATCATATATTTTTGCACAGACGCATGCGGGCATATCAAGCGACTGGATCAGCCAATGCTATTAAGTGTGTGTTTTGTAAGCAGTGGGGATTTGACGGACTTAACGACATGACGCTAATCAATCGCAGCAATGGCATGACTGGCCATGCCCAACATAATTCATGTCAGAGATCTTATCGCGCCAAGAACTCTGGCACCGGCCCCGCTGCCCGCACGGCGCATGGGGCGAGGATTGCTGAGGGGTTCGCCAAAAAACGCGATGTAGGCTGTCGATGAATTCAATAGATAAACTACTATCATTATTCGGGGGCGAGAAGGCGAGTTGACGCGATGAGACCCCGCACGATCAGCGAAGCGGAGCATCAGGAGATGGTGGATCGGGTCAAGGCCTCGTCTGTTGGTGTAAAGGAGCACACTCCCAATGGTGGGAGAGGAGGGGGAGCCGTGTCTGATAGACAATCTGGAACAGCGGTGAAATCCAGCGCCCGTACCTCACAGACGACCAATGGCTATAAAAGCAAACTGGAGGAAACCTTTGCCTATCGACTCGTGCTGGAACGAGCGGGCGGGGAGATCGCGAACTTTTGGTATGAACCCCTGAATCTGCGGCTCCCTGGCGGGAAGAATTTTTACAAACCAGATTTTCTCGTCTTGGCCGGCGATGGGCTGACGTTCTACGAAATCAAGGGCCGCAATAAAAGTGATGATCGCTCGCTGGTGAAAATCAAGACGGCGGCAGGGCTGACGCCGTGGGCCAAATTTATCCTAGTGAAATGGATCGGGGGCCAATGGGACGAGAGGACAATTGCATGACCGCCGCCGACCGCCTGGCAGAGGCGCGAGCGCTGGCTCGTGTGTTATTTGGCACTGATGACGAAGAGCTGATGACGGTGCAACAACTGCTAGATTGGAAAGCCTTACAAGCCATCATTCAGGCCGCTGAGCAGCGGACGTGGGAGGCCTTAGCAAACAAATTGGAGCAGCGGGCGGGCGAGATCAGCGTGAACCGCCTGCAGTTGATCGAGTACTGTCGCCAGCAGGGGAGGACGTGATGAAGCTTACCATAGCCCTAGTATCTCTCGTCTTTGTGATAGGTCCGGTGATCGCCTTTGCCGCTATACAGATAATCGTTTGGAAAATTTGGAACTACTGACACACGGAGATCATGCAAGGTTACATACAAAGGAGCGTCATGCCAAACGACGAGCTACGATGGTCAATCAATAAACCGACCACTCCAGGCTGGTACTGGTGGCGCTACGATGATAAGCCTGTGGTCATGTTCGTGGATGATCGATTGCAGGCTGCGCCCCATGCGTTTCCGATGAAGTACGCTGTGGCAACGATGGGTGGCGAATGGTCCTCTAGCCCCCTCGCACCCCCGGAGGAGCCGAAGGAGGAGAAATGAAACCATTAGGAAACGAGCTCGAAGAGTTGCTGAATCGCGCCTGCGAGGAGAACGAAAGCAATACGCCAGATTTTATTCTGGCTGACTATCTGATCGCATGCCTGTTCGCCTTCAATCAAGCCACAAAGGCACGAGATCACTGGTATGGCGTCCATCTCGAACCTGGAAACAAATATTTTGAGGAGCCATCATGATCCTCCTGCTCCTCCTGCTGCTGGGGGGCTCGGCATGGGCCGCGGACGACCAGGCTCCGCTCCGCATTCGCTGTTATCGTGGGAACTTCACTACCGATGACCTCAAAAACTGTTTCCCTGATCCGCCCCCGCAATTCGATCAGCATGTGATCGATTATGTCGATGATCGCTATACGGAAGCTGTCTGGCGCGGCACACCCCACTGGCCCTACTATGGCGAGGAGCCGCGGCCGGGCGTCTGCAGTCAGGCGATCATGAACTATATCCGGTCATTGCCGAGCGTCGCGGAGTATCGCCGCCAACGTGGGAATGGTGAGATCTGGCAGATGCAGCTCCTCTGTCAAGACTATGTCTGGCCCTGGGGCCAGGGGGAGTTTGGACCATGAGGATATTATTTGCATTCCTCTTCTTGAGCCTCTTAGCCATTGCTGGCTGCGCCCATCTCACGAAGGCGGACTATCCGCAGACCTGCGATATTCGAGAGCCGGATAAGGATGGAAGCGGCGGCTACACCAAGGGCACGTTTCCCTGCCGGCTCGAGCATCATGCGGGCCAGAAGCCGCCTCCTGAGACGCCGCCCTAGCTTTCAGTGGGGCTGCATACTTCGCCATCTTCCTCAAGCAGGCGAGCAGCATCAGTATAGCGGAGCTTGAACCGTCCGCGCAGTCCCCATTTCGTTGACCAGCTATTCTGAAAAATCAGCCATTCCTTGCGATCATCGTAGCCGAGACAGCAGACCGCATGTCCGCCTCGAATGGCACCCCTGACAGTCACAAGACCAGTGAGGGGATCGGGATCGTCCATTCCTTCATACCAATTGATACCCCACACAGTCGGACCTTGCTCGCCCATCCAATTAATCGCATCCTCTACAGTGAAGGCCCATCCATAGGTCGTGAACTTTCCGAATTCTTTGAGTGCCTTGGCTCCAGCTCGTACCGACGTCCCTTCTTCCGGAGGCGTATCATCAAACTCATCGAGCACCTGTGCCCGGTCGTAAATCGCCAACGGTGAAGGCTCACGCTGTAAATGCGGGAGAGCCCGTAACAGGCAATAGAGTGAATAGCCAACGCACTGTCCTGTGTCCCCTTGATTACCTCTCCACCATACGCGCCAGATTTTCCTCACTGGCCGAGGTGGCACAACTGCTGGTAATACATTCGCCAGCAAGTGCCGATGGTCACGTGGATCGGGGGCATGTTTGCGACCGAGGCCTGGCATCTATTCCTTATACGCTGCCTTCAATCGCGCTGCGACTCCTCGCAGACACGCGCGATTCACGCGGTACGCCGTGACATCATCTTGCCCCGCCTCATCGTAGGCTGGTTGCACGGCACAGATGAACGGCTCCTCGTCAGCCTTTGGGCATAGGAGGCTGCAGCTTGTCAGTCCGATCCATGCCGTCAATAAGCTCATCCGCTTCAGTCCTTGCCAAGGCGTCACGGGTGCTTCTCCGTTTCTTGTACCACCAGATGCCGAAGGGTACGACCACCGACAGAATGCCGAGCAGGCCCAGTGCCAGTTCCATCCTTAGACCGTAGGCGGCTCGAAGAGTTTCGCGAGGTTGACCGCTGAGAACAGGAACTCCACCAGCTTATCCACAGTGTCGAGGGCGGCCGCTTCTTGGGCTGGCGTCATCAGGTCTGACTTGATCAATTCCTGATCCTCAATCGCCTTCTGCGCGGCCTTCATGACCCAGGCTTTTTTCTTGAGGCCGCTCCCTGGTTGTCCGCTAAACGCAGCGTCCGCGTCCGTCATCATCTCGCTGACATCAGCCAAGAGCTTGAAGGCAATCGGCATGAGATTAGTAGGGAAAGTAAATGCCATGATGGATTCTCCTTTTATGGTTTGGACACACTGCCGTTCACCGTCATCAACCCTCTGAGAATCGCCTGCGCCAACGGTCCCGCCGCGAGCCCGGTCTCGGCTCCGGCCACCGGCGTAATCGGGGACCCAGGAATCGCGCCAGCCATCGCGCCCACTAACATCGTGCCAAAGGCCGCAATCAGATACCTGGCCCAGACCGGCCAATCCTTGACGAATCCGGTAATCAGCGGCCCCGCCACGGTGAGGACGCCCGTAATGATGAGCCGCAAGATGCCTTCGAGTCCTGCCTCGTCCATAGGTCTCCCTTCCTAAAACGGCCTGTGCAGGGCCACCACGATCAGGCCGATGACGAACAACACACAGAGTACGATAAACAGAATCTTGACATGGGGGTCTGGCATCACTTCTCCTTGGTCACACAGGCCTGCGCCGTCCCTTTCGGACAGGGCACGGACACGGTCAAGATCAGTGCCCCGAGCAGCAGCGCCAGCACCACGAGGAGGAGGACGATTTCGCCTCGGTCATTCATTTCGTCATCGGGGCAAAGCGTGAGAGAATTTCAATCAAGGCCAGGATGATCCCTACGGTCCCCACGAGATAGCCCCAGGCGGAGGACTTCGTGACAAAGTTCCGATCCTTATCTGTCATCGCTTGTCGCCATTCATTGGCACTGGCCTGCCACTTGTCTGTTTGATGCTTCGTTTCCTGCGTCGTCTCCCGCACGGCCAACATTGCCGCCGTCATCATTTCTTTAATGTTCTGCACTTCCAATCCATACCGCCGATCTCGCTCGTCCATCAAGGCTTTGAGCGTATCCACCGTCCACCCGCTGGGAGAAATAATATCTTGTCGTGGCGATTCGGCCATTCATGTCACTCCGTTACTCCTCGCCGACCCCGACCTGCCGCCGCTCATCCCGCCGGAGCTGATCGTACACCCGTTTGAACCGCTCCGCTTCCATCTCTTCGTGAAACTGCCGCCACGCCTTCAATTCAATCACCGTCCCGTTCGTATGCGTGACCTTCCGTACAATCCAAACCAACAGCCCAATCACCACCAGTTGCCCGGCGGGCAGAAACTTCACCACCTCCGACAGTAACGCATCCATGTTGATCCTTTCGTCATACAGGCCTTCCTACTCGGTCAGTCTGACTGTCAGGATCACTGGACGCCGGGCGTCGTAATCCACTAGACCCATTGGGACACATTGCTACGCATCATGGCGGCCAATTGCTGGTATCGCGCAGGCGCATCCACTTTCGCCGCCTGACTGTTCAGGAGTTCATCCGCCGCTTCCTCCCAGTCGCCCCGATGCAACGCGCCCAAGAAATGCACGAACAGGCTGAGCCGCTGCCGCCCCAGATTGAAGGCCAGGCTGACCATGACGAGCTGCCGGGTGCGGCTCAATTGATCGTAGACGGAACAGACATGTCGGACATCGTCCACGGCATCCGCCAGGTCACTATTGAGCAGCATGAGCACTTCCTCCAGCGAGAGTCCCTTGTCCGTCAGATTGCGCCCGTAGCCAATCGTCACCTTGCCGCGCGTATCCTCATAGGGCAGAAAACGCCCCTGCTGACGTGGCCCAGTCCCTTCCTGCGCCATAATCATCGCTTGGAGGTCCGTCATGGCAATCTCAACTCTTCCTGTAACTCGTTAAACTCCTCATCAGTCCACGGGATGAGGCACACATCATTCGGAATCGTCACGCCCTCTGGACATTCGGTATGCACCAAGCCGCTCACGTTCTTCGCAATTTGCGCCGTGCCGTCGCGGATATCCGGTACATAGACGTTTGCCCCTTGATCGAATGCTGCGAGAGCCTCGATCACCTCTGCGACTGTCATGGCACCCTCGGGGCGCGGGGCTGGGTAATCAGGGGACGCAATTCATCCACCCCTAAGGCGGTCGTGGTCCCACAGACCACGTCACCAGCCACGCCGACATTCCCTAAGAGGTCCGTGTCATAGCAGCGCCAGCAATAGATGGTGGAGGCGGAAAGCCCTCGAACTTCAATCAAGGCGTTGGAACTGGCCGTCCTAAAGAGGAAGTCGCTACAGGTGAGCGACCCGCTACATTGTTCAATCGTATGGACCCCGACGCCGCTGCCCGCATCCGTGCCTGATGTAAAGGCGAGTTTCGCGGTTTTATTCACGAGCTGTGCTACTCGAATGTTCGTCGGAGGGGTTGGCGGGGTCAGATCTGCCGCCGCACTGGTCGTCAAGGTGACTTTGTTGGAATAGGAGGAGGAGAAGTTCGCGCTTGTGTCGAACGCCCTGGCCCGGACATCATAACTGGTACCGGCAAGGAGAGAGGGAATGATCGCGGAGAGGTCGGTAGTCGTGATCCCAGAGGATGATTCATCCGGCGTACAGGGGTTGAGACAGAGATAGAGCTGATACCCCGCCACATCGCCGCCCGTCGCCGCAGGCCAGCTATAAGAGAGGTGCGTGGCATCCACCACGGCCCCCGACAGCGTGACATTCCCAGGTGGAGTGGTATCGGCGGTAGACGACGCGACATGCACAGTTACGGTCGTACTCGACAGGTCGGGATTGAGCGCCGTATCCTGGCCCCGGAAATAGACCACCGTGGTACTCCCATTGGTCAACCCGGTGATATGGCCCGTATGGGTCAGGGAGGCGGCGGTGGCGGTATTGGGGAGCGAGGCGTAAGCCACATCCGACGTCCCATACTTGACTGTGGCTGGTTCGTCGGCAATCACGGAAGGGAACGCTTCAGTACTACCCGCCGGCAAATCAATCAACGGGAAGGCGGCGGTCAAGATCGGTGGGGTCGAATCCGGCGCGGGGATCTTGACGAGGTAGAGGTCCCGGCGCCCGCCACTGGAGAGGTTGGTGCCCCACGTGCTGGTAAAGGCGATGATCTGGCCGTCGGGGCTGATGTTCGCAAAGGGGCTCGCTTCGTAGGCGTTGGTAATGGAGCGATGGTGCGCGATCCGTTTGACCGCGTTGCCGGAGGTCGACACCAAGAGGATTTCATTATCGAAGGCATCGAGGACTGGCCCGCCCGTTTTGCTGAACCGCGAGACGAGCCCATAGCTTTCATCGGTACTGTTAAAGGAGCTGTGTTGATTCTGCGTCGCGGTCGTGAAGTAGCCGGCCATGCGATTGGTAAAGGTGTTGGGCGTGGCCAAGTTGCCGGCCGACATGGCATTGGCATTATCCCGCATCGTGAAGACGGTGCCAGTGCCAGCCCCGTTGTGCGAGAACCCGTTCGTCGACAGTGTGGCGATCAAGGTCTGGGTGGCGAGGTTGTACACATCCACGCGCGGGTAGGGATCGATGATCACATACCCATAGGCCCCGGATTTATCCACGTAGGTTTCGTTGGTGTTCGCGTTCGTGACGTTCAAGAGGACGGTATCGGTACTGCGTTTCCAGTAGAGAAAGCCTTTATCGACGCCGGAGGAATCCTGGATGTTGAAGGAAAAGACGTTGTCCGCCTTGTCCTTTTGAAATTGATACAAGCGAGCCCCGGAATGCGGCGCGATCCCGGCCAGAGTGAGACCGGAGAAATCTTTGACCAAAGTCGTGACGCCAGTTGCGACATTGTAGCTATAGAGTTTCGCGGCATCGACTCCAAGCGCACTCGGATTGCCTGCGCCATAGACCAGATCAGGATTGGTCCCGCTCCAGAGAAAGAAATGTTGATAGATCACATTGGCGCTACTATTGGCGAGGCTCCCGCTCCCCACCGTGAGCGTATCTTTGTTCAAGGTCCAGAACTTGTTATTCGAAATTGGGGCCACCGTGGCCATCACGCGCGAGCTGTTCACGTTGACGGAAGGGTAACTAGAGTAAGGCGTTTGCGCCCAGGCTCCATCAGAGGCATCGGTCACTCGGAGGATGGTCGTGCCAAAGACCGGATCGGTGACCTTTGAGCCTCGTGCGCCCATCGTGGGGAGGGCCGGTTCGGTTCTGACATTCGTATCAGTGAGCAGCGTTCCGGCTGCCGTCGGTGTTTCAGAGAACGTGGCAATCCAGATACCTGACGTCGTGGCCACCGCCGCCGTCCAGCTGGAGTTGTATTGCCCGGTGGAAGTGACGATCCTCGTCCCCATCGCGCCCGCGACCCCTCCGCCCCCATCCGTCTGATTTTCCTGCATCGTAAAGGAGGCCCCGGCGGTCCAGGTATCGCCAGCAGAGGCGGCTCCGCTCACCCCCATTGACCAGAGGAATTCATCTGCCGTGGTCGTGGTCACTTGCTGGGAGGTAAAGGGCGAAGAGGTGTCGGCCTGTCTGCCAGATTGATCGAGGAATACCCCGTTGCCCGCTGACGCTTTGATCTCTTGGAGATAGATGGCTTGAGAAATCCCACCCGCGACTGTGACCGTGACCGTATGACTGGCTCCCCCAGTACACCTAGCACAGTACCAGGCGCGGGATTGAATCCCGAAGGCATGAGCAAAGTTGCTTTGAATCTCCAGCCAGGTGTTGTTGTAGGTGTCAGTGATGGTTTGGACCGTGTCGCCAGCCTGATATTGAATACCGACGACAATGGCGCTGCCGGTGGTCGTGGTCTTGGCGTTCGTAGTCGTGGTCACATTGCTGTTGACCTGTTTGCTGTCGTGGACGCCGACCGTCAAGGTGGCAAAGGCGGGGGAGGCCAGGAGGCTAAAAACCAGTACACCCAAGATCTTAGCGGTACGTTTGCTCCTAAGCAATTTACGCATCTGTTTCTCCAGTTGCTGGACGTGCCGCCAAAGGTTCGCGACCTGAGCTGCCATAAGTTTGTTAACGCGCTCCGTTTTCATTGCGGATGCTTCCAGCCCTTGTCCAGCAAGCACTTGTCTACCGCGTCCCAATCTGTGTCCAAATACATCGAGTCACGGGAGCGACTAAACCCGATGGAACTCTCCGGGTGAATCGTAAAAATGATTGGCTCGGTCCGATCACGGTAATGCTCTCGTTCGCAGTGCATGTCATCATTGGCAAACTGATCCACCGAACCATGATCTCGAACATACTGAAGTGCTCGGCCCTCGCAGCCTGCCAGCAACAGGATGATCAGCAAAGGCCACATTCAGCATCCTCCCAAAGCGCGTCTTAAGGCATCGCGCACGGTCGAGAGGGTCTTGAGTGTGCAGACTTCGCGCTTAATCGCCGCGAGTTTTTGGGTGGAGTCCGTTGTGGCCGATTCCAACGGAGCTATTCGTGGGTCCGGTGGCGTGGGAGGGGTCCACAGGACTTCCACCGTTTTGGGGCCTTCGATGCCTGTGAGAGTCACCGCACTGATCGCCACCAGGACCGGGACAGTCGAGGTCACCGGAAAGGTATAAGACAGCACGTTGCCGACGATGATTGGGGGGCCATACTCAGATTCACTGGCTAGGCGCTGATAGATTTTGTACCCCGTGACGTTCGGTGAAGGACTCGCGCTCCAGCTCACGGTCTCGGCAAAGCAGATGCCGGTGAGGAGGTAGAAGGCGAGGATGAGGGCAATGATCATGCGCCTCATTGTCTGGCGCTCCTGGCGTTCATCCCGACGCCGGTCACGCAGACCTCGATGCTTTTAATACTTTCGACCCCCGCGTTATTAAAGGCGGTGATGGCAAAACAGTGCGCCCCACCTTGGATGAAGACAAACCGCCATTGTTCCAGTGGATGCTGTTCCGCGTTCGCAATGGCGGGCGTGAGTTCCTTAATCATCGTCCCGTAGACCCCTGGGTCCAGTCGGGGATAGATCCGATAGCCAGCGAGGTCTGCTTCGATATTGTGCGCCCAGAGAAAGGTCCCATTACGGGCGACGGAGGGATGCGAGGCCAACACCTTGACACCAGTCGGTGCCAGCGGCGCGCCTGGTAAGACAGCAGCGAGAGTCGTGACTTCGACGGTCGAGGAACAAGCGGCGCTGAAATTGTTACTGGTGTCTATCGCCTTGACGCACGCGGCATACACCGTACTGGGTAACAACGCAGTAATCGTCACGGTCAAGCCGGTCGGTAACCCTCCGGCTGGGACGGTCGGACTACAGAGGGTGGGAGTACAGAGATAGAGTTGGTACTTCGCGACATCGCCGCCGGAGGCTTGGTTCCAGGTCCAGACGATTCCCGTGCCGTTACTCAACGAAGTCCCAGCCAACCCCGTGACATTCCCCGGTGGGGTGGTATCGGCGGTGCTGTTGGCCACGTTGACGGTCACCACGAGACTCGTCAAGTTCGTGTTGCCCGCTGGGTCTTGGGCTCTAAAATACACCGGGGTACTGGAGCCGTTGGTGAGCCCGCTAATCGAGGCCGTCGTATAGGAGAGCCCATTCGCCGTGGCGGTCGAGGGTAATGACGCATAGGCCACATCGCTCAAGCCATATTTGACGGTGGCCACTTCATCGCTGGTGACCGTGACGGAGACCGATGTGGTGCCAGCCGGGAGATCAATCGTCGGGAAGCTCGATGTGAGCAGCGGGGCCGTTTGATCGGATGG